GTCCACCCAGAGGGTGACCGCGACGGGTCACTTCGAAAACACCAGTGTCAATAACCATTGGCAGTCAATGAGGCGAAAAGGCCTCGCGACAAGAGATATCGGTTCAAATTGGACCGCTTTCTCTTCTGATGTTGAAGCGTCTTCCTACGAGATAAATGCTATCTGTCGTTTGACGGGTAACATCTATCATGCGTATAAAGGACCCATATTGGCAGGGATCGGATCTAGCAATATGACCGGCAACGATTTCTTTTCGTTGCTGGAAGGCATATACACAGACGAGCCAAATTTGGCTGGCCTGGGTACTAGTGCCATTGCGAAAGTCCTGCCTACCAATCCTATTTCGGACCTACCGACAGCAGTCGGCGAGCTCCTCTCTGAGGGGCTCCCGGGGCTACCCGGTAGGGCGTTCCTACCCAGAAATCTCTCCAGGAACTCTGTTCCTGGTGAGTATCTCGGGTGGGAGTTCGGCATTAAGCCGTTCTTAGCGTCTCTCGGAGAATTTCGTAATGCTGTGCTTCGAGCTGAAGAGCTCATTGCACAGTACGCGAAGGACTCCGGGAAGCCAATCCGACGTAGGTATGAGTTCCCAGTACAAGATAGTACAACTACTACCTTGTTCCCAGCTACCGATGGTTTCGAGAAGTACTTAGGTGGTCCCTGTCAATCAGAGATCGCCGGGTATCTCCAAACACATCTTGGTGGCTGGCCTGGGGAGCTAGAGGTCGTTGATCAAGTCCGTAAAAAGACTTGGTTCAGCGGAGCTTTCACTTATTACCTACCACCAATTGGTGATAAGTGGAGTGAAAAGCTGTTTAGACAGGAGGCGGAATTACGCCACCTGTACGGCGGTTTGTCCGTCGAAACAGCTTGGAACCTCTTGCCTTACTCCTGGGCTGCTGACTGGTTCACGAACGCGGGAGATTTAATCCACAATCTCAACGCGTTCGCCCAGGACGGCCTTGTCATGCCGTGGGGATATGTTATGCAGTCTTGTGAACTGCATTCCTACCGCACGGTACGTGGCGCCAAAATCGGGCGAGTCGAGATCCTTAACGGATCCTTCACGCAAGATGGTGGCATTGTCCACGACCTTCCGGACGTCTCATCGACGTACTCCGTAAAATATTTACGGAGACGGAAGGCGACGCCATTCGGATTTGGCCTTAATGAAGCCGAATTCACAAATCGGCAAAAGGCCATTACTGCGGCTCTGCTCTTTAAATAAGAGCCTGACCGCGGTGGTTGTATGTCATCCGAAATGGCATGCAACTTTCTATACTTCACGTTCAAATTGGACGTGTCGTACTCAGCGAAAGTAGCACATTGGCCTTTCCTGATCCAATCCCCACCCAAACCGTGAACTCGGTGACCTACGATCTTACCCGGATCGGTCTGGGAGACTCCAAGGGAGTCTTCCGGACCGCTAACGGTCTTGATCGTCTGACCATCGAGCACACGTTGAAGAACCGCGCCCGTCATGTCATCAGGCTTGATCGCCTGGCGACTGTGGCGGACCCGCTGACCACCGGGAACAACTTCGAGGCGTCCATGTCGACCTATGTCGTCGTGGATATGCCCCGGGTTGGTTTCGATGCGACTGCGGCGGACTGGCATTGGAAGCTCCTCAAGTCCATCATGGACGAGGGGACTCCCGATTACAGTCTGCGGTTCCTCCGAGGTGAGGTCTGACTCGGTGGATGGCGATCAAACGGTACCAGCTAAGGAGGTGGTCTTTGGACCATCTCCCGAAGTCTGGTGCTGCAAAATCGCCGTTTTACCGAAGGCCTTACGGCCGGGCGGCAAAGAGGAATGCTGCACTGATTACCTTGCTCATTGCGATTGCTGGCTCACTGTCAGCGATTGCAAATGGGCTTGGTGGCAGTAACTGCATCCCTTAGTGCCGTCTCAGACTTGGATTGTCCATTAGGAACAGGTACAGGATTCCATATTCTCCTATATGAAAGGAGGAGGGATGAAAAGCCTGTTGCTCCTTTGGCAGAGAACACTCGCTGATGCGAGCGTTCAGTGCTGCACAAGCGCCACTCTCGATTCCAAAAGAATCGAGAGACGGTTTGAACACGAGGGGATCGGGGTATTAACCCTTTCCCTGCCTGAAATTGGAAAAGCGTTCGAAAGAGCGCTGGACCAAGGTCAGGTGACAGACGACCTACTCTCACTTTGTGGGGGTAGGCAAGATTTCCCTGAGTTTCTCAGGAATTTCTTTCTGCTTGTGTTCGATCGCAAGAGCGGCCTTCTGCTCGACAATCCCTCGGTGGTGGCAATCCAAGCCTTGCGTCAACTGTTGTTGATGTTTGGCAAGGTGAGCCTCCCTTGCAGCGATGCAAGGGAGGCTCGCGCCTTCACTGAGTTTGTCGAGACAGAGCAGTCACTCCGCGACGCTATGTTCTCTCTTAGTTCCGAAACCTTAAGGGACTTTGAGAGAATTGGCAACATGCTGTTCGGTGACGTTCTCGCCAAAATAGACAGGGATGTCTATGATGGTAAGATCGTCCCTAAGCATGGTCCAGGCGCAACTGCTGATAAACTTCGCGGAAACGCGAAATATCAACAGTCTGAGTGGACCGAACGGCTCGAGGCGATATTTCCAGCAATGGAAAATCTCGTCCCGAGTGCGAGGTATCACTCAAGCTTGGACACCGTGGAATGGCTCGATCCCGGAACTGAAAGGCCCGTTAGGGTCGTATCGGTTCCTAAAACGTTGAAGACGCCACGAATTATCG